CGCGGTTATCGATAAAGGTCCGCGCGCCGGCGGCCGCGAAGCTCCCGTTCAGCCCGAGGGGTGAGATGTCCGCGCCCGCGACGTATTCGAACATGAGCCCCCGCGTCACGGCCAGCCCGAGATCGAGCGTCGGGTTGCGGATCTTCACGCGCTGCGACCAGTCCAAGCGCGGCGTGAGGCCCCGTCCGCCCCGCAGCGGATCCGCCAAATAGCAGCCATCGAGGGCGAACAAGGGCGCGGCGAGATCGGGCACGAAGCTGAAGGGATTCTTGGCGCGTGCCCAATCGAGAAAGCCCTGGAGCCCGGCGGCGCCCGTCAGCGCGGACTGGGCCGGGCTCGTCTGCGGATTCGCCGGCAGGAACTTGGCCGTGCATTCAAGCGTGTAATCCCAGCCGGTGATCCACGAGTCCTCCACGCCGGAGCTCCCCTGCACGAAGTCCGAGCCCTCCCGCGGCTCGCGATCCGTGACAACCTCTGAGAGCGGGTACCCGAGCTCGAGCACATTCTCGTTATTCACGCCCCAGAGGATTCGCGATACGCGGGCGCTCATCTCACAGGCCTTCGCGGACGGTGATCACGCCGCGGTCGCTCAGCTGCTGGATAGCGGCGGCGAGGGCATCCAGATCGCGCACATCGCCCTGGTTGAGTCCGCGTTCGAGCACGATCAGCCCGGGGCCCTTTTTCTCGAGCACGTCGATCAGTGCTTGGTTGCGCTGATCGGCGGCCGTCTCGTGCCGACTCTGGGCGCTCGCTATGACGGTCCCGACGCCCGCGACGATCGCCCCGGCCAGCGGATTGAAGAGCCCCACGACGCCGCCGATCCCGGCCAGCACGCCCCCCACACCGCCGCGGCTCGTGAGCGCGGCGATCACGCCGGCGAACGCGGTCACCATCTGCGCCGCGCTGATCTGGGCGGTTTTGGCCGCCTGCTTCATCGCATTGTTGAGACCGACGAGCGCCGTGTCGAACTCTTGGGTACTGATCTTCCCGCTGCGATAGAGATCGAGCAGCGCGGCCGAGGCGATCTTGTATTGCTGCGCCGGCGTCAGCCCCTGCTTGAACAGCGTGGTGAACTGCTCCATCTCGGTCTTGAAGCGGGCCGCCTGGTCCGCCGCGGCGCCGGCCGCGAGATACGCCCCGGCCGCCGCCCGCGGATCGAACGGGGCCGGTCCGGGGATCCCGGAGACCCCGGTGATACCCGGCAGCGCCACGCCGCCCAGCGCCGGCGGCTTGAGGAGCAGGCCCTGCTGCAGATCCCGGAGGAAGCCTTCGAGCAGGACGTCGGTCTTCGCTTCGCCGCGCCGGCGGGCGGCGACGTCGAGGGCGTTCGTGAGTCCCCCGGCTTCCGCCGCCGCGCCCGTGCCGCGCGCTTCCAACAGATCGGCGACTCCGCCCATCAGGGGGAGTGTCCGGAGCACGGCGGCCATGCCGAGATTGGCCCCCAGTTTCTCCTGGGCGGCCTCGAGCTTGGCCTGCAAGTCGATGAACTGCGACATCACGGTCACGAGCTGATTGCCCTGGCCGGCGAGCGCGGCAAAGGCCGTCTGGCCCCGCAGGGCGGCGGCATTCACTTCGTCCAGCGTTTGCGCGACGATGCGGAACGCTCCCACCACCACTCCGGCCATCCCGAGCACGGCAAGCGTGGTCGTCGAGCCCGCCCCGAGCGTCAACAACCCGCTCGCCACCCGGCCGATGACGCCTTCCACGCCCGTCGCTTGCACGGCGAGCTCTTCCAAGCCCCGGCGGGCGATCGTCACGCCCCGGTGGGCGCTCGCACCGCTGCTCTCGAGCCGTTGCAGCACCTCGCCCGAGGCACTCATCCGGGCTTGGAATTGCGAGGTCTCTGCTTCGAGCGAGACGAGCAGCCGGCCGGCGATCGTCATCGCTCAGCCGCCGGCCCGACTGGCGAGGTCCAGCGCCCGCGCCTCGAGCTGATAAAAGGCGCGCCACTCCATGAGCTGGCGGGCACTCAAGGACCGGAGCAGCTGATCCACGTTGGGGATCCCCAAGTCGCGAGCGAGGCGATAAGCGAAGCATCGCGTCGCCCGCGTCGTCAGTTTTTTTCGAGCGCCTGGACGTCGGCCTCGGCGAAGCCCGACAGGCGGCTCGCGATCGCGAACAGCCGATCGAGCACCGCGGCCGACTTGGCGCCGAGCGCCAGGAGATCCGTATCGGCGAACACCCGATTTCCCGCCGCATCCACGAGCGTGCGCGCGACCAAGGCCGCCCGCACGTTCCGCGTATCGGAATCAAACTTGCCGTCCGGCAGCCGTTTGATCCGTTCGGCTTCGAATTCGTCTCGCTCCTGGCCGGTGAGCCCGCGGAGGCACACTGTTCCGCCCCATTCCGGCACCACCACGCTCTCGCGCGGGAGGTCCACTGCGGCGAGGATCTGTTCGCGATTGAGCATCTCGCTCGGGGTATCGTTCATGCGATCAACCGCTGGAGCGCGGCCCCGTCGGCACCTCGGACCGTGAACCGGATCTTGGCGAGCTCGCCCACCGCGCCGTCGAGCACGGGCAGGGCATCGAGCAGGCCGACGCCCACCCGGGCGGGATTGGTCGCCGAACGCGCTCCGTTGGTGGGGCGAACTTCAACAGAGAAGCTCGTGCCCATCAGGGCCGACAACGTGGCGTCGACTGAGCCGCCAACGAAATCCTGTTGCAGCTCGAACTCCATGCTCCAATCGCGCAGCCCGCCGAGCCGCGCCTTGCCCACATTGCCCATGGCCGTCTTGTCGACCAGGTCGACGTCGTCTTCGACCTTGATGCGCGTCGCGTGATTCGATAAATCGACCGCATTCAATAAGACGTAGCCATTGGTGAACACGAATTGCGCCATACCGCCTCCTTAGCTGATGCCGGCGCTCACCACGAACAGCATGCTCGGGCTCGAGCCGGAGATCGTCCACGTGGCCCGCCACCAAGTGTCGGTGATGCTGCCGGGCAGCGGCGTCGCCCATTGGAAGCCACGCACGGTCGCCGCCGTGAAGCTGATGCGATCGGTTGGCGCCGCGAAGCCACTGGTGGGCGCGCTCTGGATCTTGATGGTGAGCGACGGCGTGCCCCCAGAGACCGTCAGGATGTGCAGCGCCCCGTAGAGTTTCTGAATCGCGCTGACGGCGCCGAGCTGAAACGCGGTGCCGTTCCCCGTGACGGTGCGCGCCGCATTCGTGAGAATGAGCCCCCGGAACACGCGATCGCTCGACCCCTCCGCCGTGACGTCGAAGCGCGCCATCCCGGCGACTTCCCCACCCGGCGCGTACTTCGCCAGGATCGCCTGGAAGCTGTAGGCCACATCGCCCTCCGCGCCGGCGAGCGGACTAATCGTCACCGGGATGTCGGGGAGCGCGAGCTTGGCCGACAGGATTTCGTCGGGCAGATCCGTGCCGGGATTCCAGAACCCCGCGTGCTGCATGCTAGGCCGGAGTTGTCCGGGCAGGCGGCTCTTGCCCACCATGCCGAAGACCGTGTTCTCGACCAGCTCCTGCGCGATCGAGAGCGCCATGCGATTCAGGGATCCCGAGAGCTCGAATTCCCCCACCCAGAGCTTGCAGTTCTGGAGGATCTGGGGAGCCATCTCAGGAGATCTCCGCTGCCGCCGGGGTGGCTGCGATCAGTTGCGTGCAGCGGAGACAGAAGAACTGTTCGGGATCTCCCATCACTCCTGCCGGCCGCCGGTACTCCATCGCATGATCGCATGGGGCGCTGGTATGCTCGGAACTGGCGTCCGGCTCATCGTCGAGCAAACGCAATGTGGCATCGAGCAGTTCGCGGATCGCGCCAAGTCGATGGAGGATGAGGAGCTCGCGCTCACTGATGGCGCTCATCCGACGTAGCACACCGTGAAATCATCCGCGATTTGATGCACCTGGGCATCCAGATCGAACCCCAGATCCACTTCGTTCTCAAAGAAGATCTCCTGGATCGTGATCCCGGCGATGGTGCCCCGAAAGCGCGAGAGCGCCAAGATCACCTGCACGGCCACGTCTTTCGCGTCGCTGTATGCCGGCGCCCAAGCGGAGACCTGGACTCGCGCCCGGCGGACCCCCGCATCGGCGCCCATCGCGTGCTCCGGGACATCGCTGATCTTCTGATAACTGGCCAGGGGATACGTGGGATTCTGCGGGATCCGCACGGGATAGATCCGTGACACGATCAATGCGGTGAGCCCCGCGAAGGCCGTCAGGCGGCTGAACACGGCATCTTCGACGGTGGCGCTCATCCGGCACCCCCCACGCCGGTGGCCAGCACGGCGCGATCGAGCTCCTGCGCCAAGACGGCCCCGATCCGCTCGAGCGCGGTCGGCCCCAGCTCATCGAATGCCGGCCGCAGGAACGGGCGGGCGGCCACGAAGCCGACCTCCCGCCCGCCACCGGTGACTTGCCCCGCCCGCGGTCCGCGCCGAATGGCCCGCCGCGCGCCGAGCCGGCCGCCGACCACCATCCGATGCCCGAATTCGACCAGATGGGCATAGGGCAGCCGGCGCAGCCCGACGGCGATGCTCACGTGATCCCGCGAGACGTCAACGGTCCACAGGGCGATCGAGCGCGCCAGCTTGCCCGTCGCCCGCGGGGCGCGCGCGGCGGCGTCGGCCCGAATGAGTTCGGCGCCGGCGCGTACGCTGCGCTCGAGTACCGGCCCGCCGAGGGCCTCGGGCAAGGCGTGCAGGCGATCCGAGAGCTCGCGCAACCCCTGGATCCGGAACGTCACGCCATCGGCCATCAGGCCCCCCGGAGCACGGCAAGCAGCTCGAGTTCGCGGTTGGCCGACTCCGGATTCAGGACGACGGCGATATCGAAGATTAGGGCATTCCAGAGCACCTGCATTTTGGGCTTCACGCCGGCGAGATACCGCAGGCGGATACGATGCGTGACGTCCGCCAGCACCTGCTGTGCCGCCAAAAGTTCTCGGCCTTGTAACGGCTCGATCGCGGCCCATACGGTGGCGAATGTCGCCGGGGTCGCCAGGGGCTCGCCCTTCGCATTCTGCGTCTCGTTGAGCTGCTGGATTACAATTCGCTTGCGGAGCAATCCCGCGAATTCGGACATTTAGGGCCGTCCCGCATGATGCTCACGCGTGCCATCGTGGAGCCACGTGCCGTCGTGGAGAAAGTCGCGAAACGGCTCGCCCCCGTCATTCCAGATCGACAGCGCGCCGCCCCAGCGGGCGACCGCTAGCACGAGGACCGCGATGGCGAGGCTCATGCGTAGGCAAAGCCCCCGATCGTCTGGCTCAGCAGGTCGTTGATTTCGTCGGGAATCGTGCCGATGGCGTCGCGATTCTGATACCAGAACGCCACGAGCTGCTTCATCGCCAACCGCATGTGCTCCGGGATGCTGGTCGCGGCCGTGCCGTAGCCCGCCACGAAGCGGATCGCGACGCCATTGAGGGGCCGCAAGAAATCCGTCGGCCAGGTTTTGCCGATTTGCGGCGCGATCCGCGCTTTGCGCGTGTTCGCCACATCCACGAAATAATCGCTGGCACTGACGATGATCGGCGTCCCGTCCGATTTGGTATAGCTCACGCTCACGACCGATTGCACCGGCGCGCGCGGCAAGAAGATCGGGAGATACAGGGGGAGATAGGGCCAACTCCCCGGAAAGGCGTTCGGCACATCCGGCCAATCGCTGGCCACCGGGAAGGCATTCGATCCGACCGTCGTGGGGAAGGCATCGAGGAAAAAATCCCACGTCTGCGTAATGTAGGCCCACGAGCGCCGCTCCTCACACAGCCGTCGCGCCCCCGCGATGAGATCCGTGACCAGGGCATCATCATCCGTCACGTCGATCCGGGCGAAGAGCTTCGCCTCGGCCACCGTGAGCGGCTCGCTGGCCGGTGGCGTGAAGAGGCTGAGCCCCGCCATCGGCTACCGGTAGAACAGGACGACGCGAAGTTTCCCGGCCGTCACCGTGCCCGTGGCAATCACCGCCACCGGACTGCGCTGTGCCGTGGTCTTGATCGTCGTGGCGGCGGTGAACACGGGGACGATCGCTTTGCGCCCCGTCGTCGAATAGGGAGCGCCGGAGACGACCGTGGCCGCCTGCAGATCGCCCGCCGATTCCACCTGGAGGGCCATGGTGGCGGCGGTACCGGTCGTGAAGCCGGTATCGACCTCGATGAATCCGCCTTCCACGATGGCGCCGATAGGCAACGGCCCCTGCGACCCGGGCGTGGCCCGCAACGTGATGGTGCCGATCGCCCCGCCATCTACGGCGAAATCATACTCCCCGCTATACGTCTTGAGCGCCTGCGTGCCTTCGATGATCGCCATCTGCCGGTCTCCCTTATTGGCTCGTACACCACAACAGCCAGCCGCTGAGCTGCACGACGCCGGTCTGGTGGAGATTCAAGAGCGCGTTGGCCGCCGTCTCGAAGACGCCGAAGGCCGCCGTTTCGATCCAGAGCGCGGCGGTGAGCGTCATCGGACCGGTTAACGCCGTCCCCCCGGTGCCCGACTGAAACGTGACGACCGCGCTCGCGGCGGGCACGATCGCGAACCCGAGCACGCGGATCTTGATCCCAGCGCCTTGGGCGGCGACGAGGGTATTATCCCCCGCCGCGCCGTTGATGACCGCGAATTGGGTTTCGCCCAGGACCGACACTAGGGATCATCCGGCGCGGGCGGCGCGGCTGGCGCCGAGCCCGCCGCCGGAGCCGTTGGCGATACGACGCCCTCCCACGCTACCTGCAACTCTTTCAACGCCGCGGCCACATCGATGCCCGTGTCGTTCGCCGCTTCGGCGGCGGCCAGGGCGGCGACGAGCGGGGCCGACGCCTGCTCGCCGGGCTGCCGCATCCCGCCCTCGGACGGCCACCGTCCCATGAGCGCCTGCTGGATCTGTCGGACCAGCACTTCCAGTGCGTGGCGTGCTTCGATCCCCGTCATAGCTCAGGAGATCCCCGTGACGGTGCAGAACGCCGCATCCCGGTACACTGCAAAGGCCGCCCGGAGATCGGCCCGGATCGTGAGCTCCCCGATGATGAACTGGGTGTTGATGTAGCCCGTCTGGACCTCGATCCCCTTCCGATAGAGCAGGAGCGAATACTGCTTGAACGCGCCACACAGCGCCGTGCCCTGCGTCAGTGCTTCGGTCTGGAGGACTGGCAGGCCCCACAGGGTGTTATCGCCACTCTGCGAGGGCGGCCCAAACTGATAGTCGCCGTTCGCATTCTGGGCGAGCCGGATCTGTTGCCAGTCGAGCCCGTGGATCATCACCACATCGGGCGCCGCGCGGCCCGTGACCCGCACCTTGACGAGTGCCTTGAAGATGGCGTTGGCGTTGGGATCGCCGCCCCGCGCTACGGTCTGGACCGAGGCAAAGTTGAGGACGCCCTTGATGGCGGGCGGCGTGCCGGAGCCCACGAGGATCTGCTTGTCCAGCTGCGCGAGGAGCCCGAAGGTCAGGCGTTTATCCATCAGCGCCCGCATCGCGCCGACGTCGGCGAGTTGCTCATCGGTGCAGGGAATCTGGGAACCGATCTTCTGCACCGGCGCCACGACGCGCGTATAGGCAAACGCGTCTTCGGCGTAGGTGCCAGTCTCCGCCACTTCGGCCGCGGCTTGCGTCCGCGTGGTTTCCTGCATGAACGGGTACTCGAACAGCTCCGTCGTATCGCTCGGGATGAAGTCGAGCACCTGCACCGGCCGGGTCGCCTTCTCGACGATCACGTCGCCGATGCCCGTCCGGGGCTGGAGGCCCGCGGAGGTCTGAAGCACCGTCTTGAGGTCGATGTCGAGATCGGCCCGCGTTGGGAAGCGCTTGTCGCGGACATCCTGCATGAAGCTCTTGGTCTCGATGGCGAGCTGCCCGAGGGTCCGCGGGCCGTCCATCACCTGCGGGCCCGACAAGGGCCGGTCCCGGGGTCGCGCCAGGTCCTCGCGGATGCGCTTGACGCCGCTCAGCTGCTCGGTGCGATGGAGCTCGTCCACGAGGTGGACGAGCGCGTCGATGTCCGCATAGAGGGTATCGACCTTGGCCTTTGCGTCGACCGCATCGCTCGCGCCGAGCTTCTCGAGGAAGTCCTTGCGTGTGAAGTCGTTCTTGCCGTCCTCGGTCGTCGCCGCCGCCATCAGGTCCATGTACTTCTGAGACTTGGCGTCGAGTTCTTTACGCTTTTCGACGAGGAGATTCGATTCGGCCATGAGTGCCGCTCCGGGCTGTGGCTGAGCGGCGGAAATGCAGGACGGCCGATCAGCGCTGAGGATTCGTGACGGGCCGTCAAATGGCCCTGTCGAGAACCTGTTCGCTTACACCATAGGAAGCGGCGGCACGAGGGTCAAGGGGCGAAACACATTGACGAAGCCGCAGTGCCGGCAGGGCCGACGCCGTTCTCGTGCGTCACCTCGGGGCACGTAGATCGGAGCAGAAGCCTTGAAAACCGCGACTAATTGCATCGGAATGCCGGAAGTTCCCAGAAAATCTTCGCACCGGGCTTGGTAGGTACCCGGCCCGTGGCATCGCAAGGCGAGCTCAGTCACCGGGTCGCTTTCGCCAGGGATCGTCTGGCTTGGGCATGAAACGCGAGGCCAGGGGCGTCACCCGCAGAACGGCCAGCGCTACAGTCACCGCGCTGCTCGCCGCCAGTGCCAGGATCTTGACGAGGCCCACCACCAATCCCGCAGCGATAGGCACGGTCACGGCGAGCGGCTTGCGGATCTGCTTCTGCACGCCTGCGGTGATCGCCGTGATGCCTGCCAAGACCCGGGGCAATTGCTTTTGCAGCACCGGGCCGAGACTCAGAACGGCAGCGAGCGGTTTCCTGATCTGCCGCTGGATGATTGCGACGACGACCGCCGTGCCCGCGATCGCCTTAGCGATTTGCCGTTGCAGTGTCGGCGTGAGCGTGGCAGTCCCGGCGACGACTTTGCCGACTTGCAGTTGAAAGACAATCGCGCCCACGGTTACCGCATCAACAGATTGGAGAAATGTCTGGGGCGAGATCGCGGGCGTCGGGACGTAGAACTCGCCGACGAGATAGGGTCCCGTGCCGCCGGGCACTGGCATCAGAGATCGACCGCCGCGCTCAGTTCAGACTGCGGATAAAGACGTATTGCGTGGTCATCGAGCCCGCCACTGTTAGCGTTTTGGAAATCCAGATCCCCGTGCCGACCGATGCATCGAACGTGGCCACGGTGCCGCCGAAGGATGTGTGCACCGTGGTCCCCAGCGTGCCGATTCCCAGCGAGCCGAACGTCCCCGTGCCCACCGCCGTGGAGTTCGCGCCCGAGGCGCCGATCGTCCGAATCACACAGGTAAAGATCAGGTGCCAAGCGCCATTCGTGACGACCCCGGGCGTCGTGAGCGCCGTCACGGAGACGCCCAACGTCGGACTGGAAATGAGCAGCCCCATGCGGGGCGTAATCGTGAGCGTGCCCGTCGAAGCCCAGGTGATTAAGCCGCCCGCCCGCACCTCGAAGATTTTCCCGGCCTTGCAATCGTTTGCGGCAATCCGGGTGAAGTCCGTCGCCGCCCAGAGTCCCTCTTCCACCGTGGCGACGAGTGCACTACCGCTCACAATGGGCGGATCGACCAAGACATCGGCAAAATATTGTCGGCTCATAGTGCGTTCCTAGGATGGATCCAGCGTGATCGTAAATTGGATCGCATCGCCGATCGCTAAGGGAATGCCCGTGAAATCCCCATGCACGATGAGCACGCCGGCCGAGGCGGCCGTCAAGTTCCCGGCATTGGTGATCGTTTGTACCGACAGCGATGTGATCGTGCCAACGACCTGATACTTTGCCGCTGCCCCCGAACCCTGCGTCGTGACGACCCCGACAGCGCGCGTTTCAGCGGCTTCCGTAAAGAGCGTCGTGTCGCCCTTCGCCGACGTGCCGGCACCCGTCCCCCAGCCGATGAAGTGCCCATCGAGGGCCGAGACGCCGCTGCAGCGATCCGCAACCCATTGCTCGCCCAGATTGGTCAGGACGACGGCCATGGCTCAGGACTCCTGACGGGCGATCAGCGCTCGCACTTGGGCACTGGTTAAGGTGGTCATCGCCGGCACGTCGCGTTCTTCGACCGTCCCATCCGCGCGCGTGATCGTCAGATGTAGCATCGCCTTCGCGACCGTTCCGACGGTGAGCGTATCCATTATCGGCGCCCTAGCGATTGGCCGATCAGTGTCATCTTGCGCTCGACGTCCTCCGTGGCGGCCATGGCCTTCCCTTCGCCCGCCACATCGATATTGAATGTCTTCGCGGCTTCGTGAATGCGGGCCAGGATGGCGGCGTTGTCAGCCGCTGGCAAATCCGCCTGAGCGAAGCGGGCCAGCGCATTTCGCACATGCGCGGCATCGAAGATCGGGAACTTCCAATGCGAGGGCTCGTCATCGGGTGTGTAGGCGAAGTCCTCCTTCGGATGCGCCACGCCATCCACGGAGGCCATCGGCGCCGAGGCCGCTTTCGCCACGAGCGTGCCGGTGCCGATCCCCGCGCCGCGAAAGACAGGGCTCGCTTCCATCGGCTCGAGTCCCGCAATGATCCGCCGGGCCCCTTTGCCGCGCCATTCCGTCGTCAGTTCCTCCGTCTTCACGTGGCGCGGGAAGCCGAAGGACCACTCGCCGTCGGCCCCGAGTTCTTTCACGGTACGGAAGGCTTCGCGGCCGCGCTCCGTGGTCATGAAGAAGCGCCCTTGGAATACCGCTTTGTCGCCCTGAACGGTGATCGTTCCCTTCCCGACCGGCGCGGCACCGTCCATCACGACATCATGGCCGTACGCCGACATCTTTACCGAAGCGCTCGGCGGAAAGGAGCCGGGCAGGAGCACGTCACCGTCCTTGTCCACTACCCCAAGCGTCGCCACCACGGCAGTGACTTCGCCCTGTTCGGCGTCCTTGATCTCGAGCGCGCCGAATGCCTTCGTCTCGAGTTCTCCCATCTCGGCCTCTTTGCCGCGGAACTGCCGGAAGCAGGCAGCGAGGCGGCGCTCCTGTGCCTGCGCGGCGGTGTCGCCCGTGATATCCTGCGTGGCGGGATCTTTCAAACAGCGCGCGATGAACTCATCCTGCTTCTCGCCCGCTGTGGGCGTCGGGAGTGGCATGGCTGCATCTCCTTGGTTCGTCGTCCGTGGCTGCAATCCAGCCGACGTCTGCAGGACCGTCATTCGCTCGCGCCCCCATCCGCCGCTTCGCCCTCCGCAGGCGGCACAACAGTCCCCGGATCCACCACCACATCGGCCGGCGTCGTGGGCGCCGTCTCCGTCACGCGGGCGACCTGCGCCATCGGATCGTCGGCGGGCACAGCTTGCATAGTGACCTTGCGGAGATAATAGTCAGGTTGCGTGGGATCCACCGGATAGCCCAGCTCGCGCCGCCCATCGCCGACCGTGAGGATCGATCCTTCGACCAGCGCGGCAATCCGCTGCGCCTTCTGGGTATCGTCCTCCCACAGGGCGTGGATCTTCGAGGCATCGAACCGGACGCGGAAGAGATTGGGGTTGTCCTGAAACTCCCCGATGAGTGAGCGCTTGAGTTCGCCCGCAATGATTTTCTGCATCGGCATCACCGCCCCCCGCCAGGCGAGCTGAATCATCTCGCGCATCGTGGCGCCGACTTTCGTCTGCTGCAGCCCGGTACCAAAGCCGATGACAGCGGCCGGGATCCCCAGCGAGGCGCAGACCCGTTCCTCCGAGATATCCCGGATCGGGCCGACGTTGAAGCCCTGGAGATTGTAGGCGAGCACTTGGGCGTCAATCGGGTTCGAGAAGGCCATCGCTTGGCCGCGTTTGTCGGCGGTAAAGTTCTCCTGCACATATTTCTTGAATTCATCCAATTTCCCCGGCGGAATGGCCGTGCCTCCCGTCTTCGGCGAGAAGATTAGCCCGATAATCCCCAGATTCCGCAAGATCGCGGCGGTAAAGTTCGCGGCTTGATCGTCGATATAGACTTCACGAAAGATCGCCGCCAGCTGCGAGAACCCGCGCCGGATGTTCACCGGATCCATCCCGAACCGGAAGTGCACGACGTCCTCGACTGGCAATTGCTTCGGTTCCCCGATGCCGACGCGATATTCATAATGGTGAATGAACAGACCCGGCCAGCGCGCATCATCATAAATCGGCCGGATCAGCGCCCGGGGAATCCACCAGAGTTCCACCACCTGGTTCGCGCCGTTGCGCACCTTTTGCCAATACGCTTCCCCGAAGGAGAAGTCCATGACGGTCGCCATCCAGAGCACGCGGCCATCATAGTACGGATTCGGCGTCTCCAGCAAATCCTCCAGCGCATGGCCCAGCTGCAGCTGCCAGACGTCGTCCTTGCGACGTTCTACTACGCAGGGCGCTTCGGGGAACGCCCGCATGAGCCAATTCAGCGCCGCGACGACGACGCCCGAGCGGAGGCCGTCGCCAACTTCGCGAGCGAAATTGAACGCGCTTCCCGGCAGCGAGAATTCCCATGACACCCCCCCGATCGAGAGCGCCTTGGTCGCAACGCTTGACGACCGCGCCCGCCGTTTCACGCCGTCGCCTTCGCCCGCTTGGTCTCGGCGATGGCCTTCGTCACGGCGCGATCATACATCTCGATCCACACGTCGGACGCGACCACCACGCCGGATTTCGCCACCTTGAGCACGAGGGCCTGCGCCACCTTCAGCGTGTCGCCCTCGAGCGGGGCAAAGAGATTGCTGAGCGCGTTTTTCACTTCCGCGGAGGCGCGCACGTCGTCGGGCACCTTGAGCAGCCCGTCAATATCGAGCGAGCGGCAGAGTTCGAGGGCCCGGGCAGCACGCTGCTGGGCCGCCTCAAACTTCGTCACATCGTCCGCCGTGGCCGGCACGCGCCAGTTCCGAAAGGCGCCGCATTGCGGACAAGTCACGGGCACGCGGCCCTGCGGCGTGAGCGGCGTCGTCGACCGCAGCCAGGGACCACTCGCGCCCTGCTGCTCCCAGGCATGGGTCAGGACGTTGCCGCAGTTCTTGCAGGCGATGGCGTAGGTCATACGGTCTCCAGGTTAAAGCCCGAGAAGTCCCATGCGCCGGTCGTGCTGACGCGCAGGGCGGCATCGTAGGCGATGATCGCTGCAATCGCGGCATCGATGTGCAGCGGGGAATCAGGCGAGGCTTTCGTCGGCACGAGGCCCCACCGAGTGCCTTTCGCCACGCAGTGGCCGATATGGGCGGCAAGTACGGCCTTGCCGTCATGAGTGAGCCGCTTGTCCTTGATCGCGCCATAGAACTGCGCGGCCGCTGGCGCAATGCGCGACTGCGAGCGGGTCGGCCATTCCAGCACCTCGATCCCGTTCGCCGCAAAGCCCTCCAAATCCGTCGCCCAGATGCGCCCGAAGGTGTCATCGGCGACGAAGCCCCGGACGTCGTACGTCCCGATCGCGCCGTCGATCGCCGCGAGCACATCGTCCCGCGGGACGGTCCAGTCGCGGACGCCAGCCGGTCGTTCCCACACCCCGAGCGTCGCGAGGCGCGGACGCTCGATCGCGCAGCCGATGAGCGCTGTCGAGTCCCGATTGTAGGAGCCATCGAAGCCGAGCACCACACCTTCGCCTGGCTGCACCAGATCGCCCGCGGCGGCAGTCCAGAGTTCTGGCTCAAGCCATTGACTCGGCGCCGCAGTGAACTGATTCAGGAAGTAGCGGCGAAACTCATGCTCGGGGATCCGCGCATACTGCCCCAGAACGTTCTCGAGTGGTAGGAAGGATCCCACGGCCGGATTCGCCTCCCGCACGGCTGCTTCGAGCTGCCGCGGATCGGCGAGATCCCAGTGCGGCGATGCTTCACGCCAGATGCAGAGGAACCGCGGCGCTTCCTCGAGATCCGCCGCCACCCGTTTGGCGAGCTCGTAACGTTTCCCCAGCAGCGTACTCATGTCCCATCCTGCCGTCGTGATCGCGAGCTGCCAAGCGCCGCGCCGTTTGGCGCGATTGTTCGAGAGCACCAGATAGACGCGTTCCTTCGTGCCCACCCATTCGTGGAGTTCGTCGGCGACGAAGAACGAATGAAAGCCGCCATCATTCGCGCCAGCGACGGCGGGGACCTTGTACATCCGGCCCGGCCGGTCGTCCTTGAACAAAATCTCGGTGTCGAACACCTCGCAATCCTCACCGAGGGTCCCATGCCGGATCATCGCCCGGGCCGCGCCGAACACCCGGTCAGCCTGCTCGTAGGACACGGCCGCCACGGGGAGGTCAGGCGACACGCGAGCCACGCCTTCTGGTAGGCCGTCCTTGCGCCAGCCATCAAACACCACGGGGCCGGCGAATTCCGCGCACGCCACGGCGGCGGCGAGCGGGGTCTTGCCTTGACCCTTCGGCAAACCGATGAGGACTTCATCGTAGCGCCGGTTTCCGTCGGGCAGCAGTGCATACATCTGCTCGAGCAACGGCCATTGAAAGGGCTGTAAGACAAACGGCTGGCCGAAATAATCGCCTTCCCCGTGGACCAGGTTGGCCTGGATCCAGGCGCCGACGGCGCGCCCCAGCGTCAGAACGCGCTTAGGCGCGGCGCGTCTTGCGCGCGGCGTGCTGGTTCGCTTCGCGGTTGCGGTCTTCAAGCGTCTTTCGTAGGCCGCCGAGGCTCAAGCCTAACGATGCGGCACTCTTTGGGGTCAGACCGAATTGCTGCTCGAGGCTCGAAATCTCCGTCCCCACGGTTGAGAGATGCCGCAGCGCCGGATTCAGAATCGTCTGTCCTTGCGAGCCTTCCAAGAACACATCGCTCGAAGCTGTCTGCAACCGCTGGCGCAACGAGTACAGCTCGAACAGCCGCCACAAGGCGCGATGATCGCGATCCCAATTGATGACACGCGCGAACTCGGTCTCCCAGAACGCATGCCACTCCCGCAGGATCGCGGGGAGAAGATCGGCTGGCGGCGGATGATGTTCGGCCACGACCGGCACCAGCGCCAGCGGCGCCCGCCGCGCCCGCTCGCCGCGAGTGCGATGGCCTTGGGCACGGCCCGGCGCTTTCTTCACGCAAAAAACCGCGCCGGCAACTGCGCCGGAAAAGTGGGAGCGCTCAAAGCCGACTCGGGCACGGTCTCCGAGGCCCCCCCCCTGAAAGAAATCGTCCTCATTCCGCGGACTTTCGCTGCATCCGCATGTGCTTGGCGCTTGTTGCAGGACACGCAGAGCGGCTGCCAATTGGCGGGATCGAGGCGCGCGCCCCCGCGCCTGAGGGCTTGGATGTGCCCCACGACACGAGACCGGACTTGCTTACCACCACTGGCACAGCGCGCGCACCAGCGGTGCTGCTGCAAATAGCCGACCGTGGCCTGCCGCCACGCGGCATCATAGCCCCGCTGTGCCGCCGTGCCCCGCTGTTCCTGATCGCGCCGCGCGGCCTGCTGGGTATGATGTGGGCAGTACTGCACGCCTCGTTCGACGAGCGCCGGACAGCCGGGCGTGAAGCAGGGCCGTCTCATCCGACCGCCGTAATGATCACGATCACCTCATTCCAAATGCCGCAGCGCCCGCTGCGACAGCGAATGAGCACGCTCTCCGCATACAGGGCTGCATCGGGGCCACTGCATTGGCGCATCGTGCAGCGCCAGTGCGTCGGCGCGTTCATGAGGACGTAACGACACGCGGCACAGCGCACGGGAGCGCGCAAACGGGCCCGGGCGGCGACTGCCGCTCCGGGCCCGTGAACGTCGGCCTGCATAGCGTCCAAATTAGGTAGCCGACGAGGATTATGCCATAGGAGCCGCGCGGGGTAGATCTTCGTCACTCCTCCGGCGTCAGCGGCGTGATCGTCACGAAGATCCTCCCGGGCGCAGTGCGCCGATCTGAGCGTTTGGCGTGCAGCTCGCGTATCTGCGCATCTTTTACGTACGCCACCCCCTGCAACGCATCGAGCAGGATGCCGACGCGCTTGTCCAAATCTCCGGCACGACGGGCCCTGTGCCAGATCAAGTCCACGCACACATCGCCACGCAGAATCTCCATGCCGCCGCTACGTGCCTTCGCGAGCACGCGCACGAGGCGCTGATAGGCTCGGGCTTCGGATGAGAGCACCATGCGGCCATGCCACTTGCGCCACCATCGGTTTGCGCTCGGAGGTTCAGGTAGCTCAAGTCTCATCGCGCCGACGCTTCGAGGAACAGGACCGGCAGAGCGACCACGCGTCCCGGGCTCGGATAGTCGAGGAGTCCGAGCGTGCGCAGCGTGCCGAGGTTGTTGAAGTAGCCGCCGGAGCTTGGTCGTTGTCCGGCGCGCTCGGCGAGTTCGTCTTTCGTGACCGATTCGGGATAGAGCTCGATCAGCACGGCGAGGATCGCCCATTGGGAGCGGGAGACCTTCGCCTGAATCTCGCGATGTAATTCCTCGATACTGGGCGGGCGCTCGGGCACCGCGGCGAGGGCACGACCGGCTGGCGTGAGATCAACGCTCCCCGCTTGCGGATAGGTGATCAGCCCAGCGGACCGCAGGGCGCCGAGGTTATTGAAATAGCCGCCGCTCGTCGAGCGTTGCCCGGCGAGAAACGCCAGCTGATTCTTATTCGCCGGACTGAGCCCGATTCCTTCCAGCCACGCCAGGGCGTCGAGAATGCGCTGTTGCGATCGGGAGGCGCGAAAGTCGCCAGCTGCTGGCGTGGCGACGGCGCGCAGGGGCGAGATCCGCCCGGCCGGGACAATGGCGGCTGGTGCAGACGTCTGGACAACCGCGGGCCGCAGCTTGCCATTGGCGTGGAACTTTTGCAAGGCCTGCACGAGTTCGCGCCCGATCGTGGTGACCGCTACGCCCGCGTCGGCGAGCTTTGTGGCCGCCCGCTCGAGGCGGTGGACTTGGCCGTCTTTCAAGATCGGGATCTCGATCTTCTGCACCTTCGTTTCGATCTTGGTCTCGATCCGCGCGGGTGCCGATCGCTCGAGCCGAGTGATCGTGGCCCGGGCCGTCGCCAGGTCCCGCTTGAGCTCGGCCTCGCTGTGCTGTTTGTCCGCCGCCTCGGCCGGCAGATCCGCGAGCTTGGGCAGGAGTGCCTTGACCTTGGCGGTCGGCGGCGGGACGATCGTCGCGAGCCGGGCGCCAGCTTTCGGATGGGTCGTCCGTACCGGACCGACCAGCACGCGCTGGACCTCGACGGAGAGCGCCGGGCCGAACGCGAAGAATTCCCCGGGGGCGAGCCCGCGGAGCGCCAGGCTCTCGTCGCGGGTCGTGAATCCGAGTTCTTCGGCGGCGCGTTTGCGGTCGACATCGAGCCCGGTACGGCCGATCAGCTTGTTGTTGAGCTCCGCCGCCGCGTCCTTGTGCAGCTTGGACAGGCGTTGCGTGGCGAGCACTGCGCAGAAGCCCCGCTTGCGGCCGCGGGTCGCGAGATCGATCACTGCCCCTGCGGATTCCGCTTCGCCGTGCTGCGGGCAGAAGACGTGCGCCTCGTCCACGACGACGAGCGCCGGATGCCAGAGCTTCTTCGGCGCGTCAATCAGCGCTTCGAGGAATTGCCGGACGAACCGGATCCGTTCGTGTGCCTTGAGCTCATAGACATCCAGGATTGCCGACACGCCGAGCTCGAGCAGCCGTTCGGCGAGCAGCTTCGCCGAACGAGGATCCGCCGCCGTATCGCCGCCTTGCTTGGCCGCCAGCACGTAATCATGCCGCTCGCGCAGCGACGCGAACTCGCCCTCCGGATCGAGCACGAGCTGCTGCACGTGGCCATGCGTCTGCTCGAGGAGCCGACGCAAGGTGTGGGATTTGCCGCCGCCGGAGTTGGCCTGGACGAGGAGTCGCGTGTCGACCAGGACCGTGAGATCACACCGCAGATCGCCCCCGAGCGTGAACTTCACGACAGGGCGCGCGCGAGTGCGGCGCGGAACGTCTGCGGATTCGCCAGCGCGCCCGCCGCAAACCCGCTCCCGCCCGCATCGACGAGTCCCGCCGGCCAGCCGTTGAACTCGACATATGCTGAGAACGCCGGCACGGACGTGCCTCGGCTCGTGGCACTCGGGTAGGGATGCCCGTTCACCGCAATCCACCAGTGATCGTCGATCTATATCGTGCGCTCATG